TTAGCCATGTCTTGGCCACATCGGTGGACGCTGCCGGGGTGTAGGGTCGACCACCCAGCAAGCTCTCGGTCGGGTTGACTCTCTTTGCGGCCATGATCAACCCCTCCACGCCAGCATGACACCCATGCCAGCGAACAAGATGATGGTGGCCACGGCACACAAACGGTCTACGGTTTTTTCGCTCATAAGTTTCTCCTGTTGTTTTGTCAGGCTCGCGCCATGACGTTGCTGACTTGGCTTGCGTGCCAAGTGCTGCCCCCACGGGCAGTTTCGATCCCACGGCTGGTCAACTCCACGGCAATCTCGCGCATGGTGTTAAAGCCTTGGGCTTTGATCTTCTCAATGATCGGCTGCACACGGGCAGCGAAGGCATCAGCACGGGCTTGGATGCGCTCATTGCCGGCAGCGCTTCCCTTGCTGGGGTCAGGGCAGCCAAGACGCACGCCACGGGCCTTGGCAGCCTGCAGAGCAGCCTTCGTGCGCTCGCTGATCTTGCGCGCCTCCCACTCGGCAAACACGGCAGACATCTGCAGCCAGGTGCGGTCGGCCTCCGGCATGTCGGCGCACACGAACGGCACGCCAGACTCAAGCAGGCCAGACACGAAGTGAACATTGCGAGCGAGGCGGTCCAGCTTGGCGATCACCAGTGTAGCCTTGGCGCGTTTGGCCGTGGCCAGTGCTGCAGCCAGCTGTTCGCGGTCGTTCTTGCGGCCAGACTCCACCTCGGTAAACTCAGCCACCAGCTCGGCTTGGCCAATGTACTGGGCAACAGCTGCGCGCTGGGCATCCAAGCCCAAGCCAGACTGGCCTTGGCGGTCGGTGGACACTCGAAAGTAAGCAACGAATTTGGTCATGTCTGTCTCCTGTTAGGTTCCGCGAGTGCCCCATTCGGGCATGTCCATGGTCAGCTGGATGGCCGTGTGGCACATCTCATGGCGCTTGATCTCGCCAGCCATAAACCGGTGGTAGTCGTTCTTGGCCTGCACCAGAGCAAAGGCTTGGGACACATTCCAATCGGTGGGCTTGGCCAAGGCGCGAGCCATGGCTCGCTCAAGGTTGTCCCCGATGGTCTGCAGGTTGCGGGTGTGGTCGCTCATGTCAGGCCACCACGATGCGAGTGGCCACAACGCGACCAAAGATGTCGGCCACTTGGGCCTGGTCGCTGCACTTGGCCAACCAGGCCAGTGCTTCGGTGCGCGACCATGCGCGCTGACGGGTGCCGAAAGAATCTGTGATCAGGTACATGGTGGGCTCCTATCAGGCTGCAGTGGTGGAAACGATCTCAATGCGCACGTTGGCGTTGGCCAAGAACTTGGCGTTTTGCTGTGCAGAAAAGGCGCGATCTTTGGAAGACATGCCACGCCATGTGCCATAAGGCAAGCCGGGTCGGGCGCTTTTGGTGGCGTTTTCTGTGCTGGACGAGAAGCCTGTCTCGCTGCAAGGATTGCCCTCTAAGTTTGTCCATGTGGCGCGCCATGCAACGGTGTAGTTGCGAGCGCTCTTGCGGGTAATGCTGGTGCCGTCTGCAAAGGTGGCTGTGTACTTTTTCATGTTGAACTCCTTGAGCGTCATCTGCTCGTTGAACATGGAGTATTGTAAACACAAAACGATATCGGTCTTGAAGTGGGTAAACAAATAATTTTCTAGGTGCTTACCCTAATAAACCAACAAATTTGCAATGGCTGCAGCTGTGGCCGCTATCGCGCAGATATACTTCTGGGCATGGACACTAAACGAATCCCGTTCCTTGTGCGGTTACACAAGGACAGCCGCGAGCTGCTCACCAAGGCCGCTGAAGACCAGCGCCGCAGCGTCAGCTCAATCATCGACCAGTGTGTGCGCGACCAGCTGCAGACCAAGTACGGAGACCTGTCGCCCCGGCTGCAGCGCTTCCTGATGGGGGCCAAGCAGTGAGCAAGCCACGCACCGTTCACACGATTGAAAGCCTGAAGGACCGAGTCATCGAAGAGGGCGAGTGCTGGCTGTGGCAGGGCTACATCCAGAACAACACACCCCAGATCGCCCACTACCCTGACGGCAAGAAGACCATGGTCAGCGTGCGCAAGCTGCTGCGCGAGCTGGAGACCGGCAGGATGCAGCCCAAGGGCCACTACGCCAACACCTGTGGCGAGTGCCGGTGCGTCAACCCTGACCACACGATCTACAGGTCGCAGGACACACACATGCGCACCATGGGCCGTGGCAAAGCCAGCCTGACCAAGGCCGCAAAGCTGCGCGAGTACCGCATCAGCACTGGCCAAGTGAAGCTGGACGAGTCCAAAGCCCAAGAGATCCGCTTGAGTGAAGACTCTGGTCCAATGCTGGCCGAGCGCTTTGGCGTCAGCCGGGGGCTGATCAACCGCATCAAGCGCGGTCGGGCCTGGCGAGTTCTGTCCAGCCCATGGCAGGGGTTGTTCAAATGACCCACCAAGAAGCCACCAGGCTGCTGGACATGGCCAAAGATGGCCAGCCAGTGCCAGAGGATGTGATGACTGAGGCGCTCTACATGACCGGTGACGGTGCCTGCTGGCGCGACCTGCCATGCCACGACATCGAAGAGTTCTTGGCCGACATGCGCAAGGCTGGGCTGCTATGACCGCAGCCGTCTACTTCGTGGTGTACGGCACACCGATCGGCAAGGGCAGGCCACGGGCCACCAGCCGGGGCGGCTTTGTGCGCATGTACACAGACGCCAAGACGCTGGGCTTTGAGGCAGCTGTGGCCGATGAGGCGCGCATTGCCATGAGCAAGTGGGAGCTGTTTGACACGCCGATGCAGCTGCAGCTCTCGGCCTACTACCCGATCCCCAAGAGCTGGAGCAAGAAAAAGCGCCAGATGGCCATGGACGGCGAGATCCACCCGCAAGTCAAGCCCGACCTCGACAACGTGATGAAGGCCGTTCTGGACGCCATGAACGGGGTGGTCTACGTTGACGACAGCCAAGTGATCAACATGGTGGCCACCAAGCGCTACAGTTCCGACCCTCGCGTCGAGGTTTATTTGCATGAGGTATTGAAGTGAAGCCAATCAGTTTGACCGGGACGCCGCGCAACGCGCAGCCACTGCGGTTCTGCGACAAGTGCGAGATCAGGCAGCCACCCGAGGGTGGCGTGCAGATGCGTGTTGGCCGTTGGTACTGCGCCAGTTGCTGGCTTCGGCGCAACCACAAGGAGCAAAAGAAGTGAGAAAGCGCAGCAAGTACAAGCCACGGCCAAAGCTGGTCAACCCCGTGCAGTGGGTGCTGGAAGGGTTCACGCCGATGCGCGAGAACTCAGAGGCCGTGGCCATCAAGATCAGAAACCACCAGGCCATGGTCGAGATGACCAGCGGCAACGCAGGCCAGCGCGAGTTCAGCGTCATCGACACCGCGATGCTGATGGCTGGAGGCATGGCCCAGGTCAACCCCGACAAGCTGGGTGGCCATCTGATGCAAGAGATCGACGCCGCCATCTTGGCCAGCCTGGCGATGCACAAGCGCTCAAAGGCCAAGGGCGTGTTCCGCTTCACCGGCCCAGAGATGCAGGCCATCAACATGGGCATGGAGATTCACGACCAGCAGCTGGACACCTGCTCGCTGGACGAGCTGCACAAGGCCGTCATGCTGATCCGGCCAATCATCATGGCCAGAGAAAAAGCTCTGACCGCAGCATGATCAAGAGACCGTTCAAGCCATGGTATCCAAAGCACACAGGGCCGCTGGAGCCCGACATGACCATCATCTTGATGGGACACGCACGCGAGCTGCTGACCACTTGGGAAGTGACCAAGGACAAGCAGCTGGTGGACAGGCACTTGGCCACAATGGACAAGCGCCATGGCAAAGGAGCCGAGGAGCGCGTGCGGCAGTACATGAGACAGGTCAAGAAGTACGAGCGACCAGAATGAGAATCGTCAGAAGAATTGACCCGGCCATGACGCATGAGTGGATGTTGCTCGTCCATTACGCCAAGCGAGTGCCGACCATCAGTTTTGCTTTTGGTTTGTACGAGGATGAGGACTTGGTCGGCGTGGTGACGTATGGAACGCCAGCGTCTGCGCCACTGCGGGACGGTGTCGCTGGGCCAGATCATGCGCACTTGGTGCTTGAGCTGAACCGGTTGGTTTTTAAGCGCGAGGTCAAGAACGGCGCAAGCGAGTTGGTGGGCGCAAGCCTTCGCAATTTGCCCAAGCCAAGCATTGTCATCAGCTACGCAGACACAGCGCAGGGGCATGTCGGCTACGTGTACCAAGCCTGCAATTTCCTTTACACCGGCCTGTCTGCAAAGCGAACCGATTGGAAGGTCAAGGGCATGGAGCATTTGCACGGCCAGACCATTGCAGACATGAGCAGGTCGGTCGCTGGTGGTGATAAGGGCTCACGCGCTCAGTTCATGCGGGACAAGTACGGCGAGGACTTCTATCTTGAGGACAGATCACGCAAGCACCGCTACGTCTACGTTTGCGGCTCCAAAACCCAGAAGCGACAACTTGTTGCAGCCTTGCGCTACAAGCAGGCAGCATACCCAAAGGGCGACACAAAGCGATATGAGATCAACCACAAACCAATCTACCAAGCGGTGCTGCTGTGAGTGCCATGCCTGACAACATCGTGCCATTTGCGCTGCCCAAGAAGCCGCGCATCAAGGAGAAGGACGCGCCGCCAGACCAGCGCAAGGTGGCCATTCTGCCCATCAGAGCGTTGACCGACGAGCGCCTGACCGATGGCGCGTTCAGGGTGCTTGGACTGCTTTGCAGTTACTGCAACCGCGCAGGCATCACCTGGGTCAGCCAGAAGCGCCTGGCCGAGGACATGAAGACCAGCCGCCAGAACATCACCAACCAGCTGGCCAAGCTGCGCGAGCATGACTATGTCGAGATCATCCGCAAGGGCTTCAGAGGCGAGCGCTGCAACACCCTGCGCGTGGTGTTCGACTCCAGCATCACAGCAGAGGACGCCATCGCCATGACCAGCAACAAGGAAGACACCCGGCCACCAGCCATCCGCGAGGAGCAGGAGCGCGAGGCGTCACAACAGATTGACCGTGAGGGTCAAGCAAGGATCGCCAAGCTCGTCAGAGAGGCGCTCAAACAACCACCCAAGAAGGAGAGAATCATGCCGACAGAAGGCCAGACCAGAACCGTCAAGAAGATGAAGGAAGAGATACAGCAGACCAAAGCCAAGCGCTCAAAGTCTGTGGACAAGCCAGTGGATAACCATCAGTCCATTGGAAACCGTGCAGTGTCCAATGAGAGCATTCCAGAAGTGTCCAATGAGAGCCTCCATAGGCAACCAATAGGACACTCTGGAGTTTCCCTTAACTCCGAAGAACACTATAAGAGGAGTATTAAAGAGAGTATTGTTAAAGACTCTTTAAAGAATAGAGTTCTAGGCAACCTTGAAGTGAAAGATTTCGATCAACTGATTGATTCAGGATTGAAACCAGAACAGATCGAAGAGGCGCTGGCCACACTGCTGCCGCTGTTCGCAGCCGAGGGACTGACGCCCACCAGCGCAGTCCTGACCGACAGCGTGCTGCAACTGAGAAGGGATGCGCGATGAGCCGATGCCTCGCCAAGCCATTGGAAGGCACCAGCAAGCCACGATCACATGGTGGTCAAGGGCATCGTAGCCACCAGCAGCTTCAGAGCCTTGTAGAGCCTGCAATCAATCCTGCACAGATCTCAAACGAACGTATGGGTTTTGTACAGGGTGCCGGTGGCGTGTCGTGTGTGCTGCTGGCAGGCGCTGGCGTGTGCTGCTCCAAGGGCAGGCTGGCCACCTCAACGCGCCTGTCAACGTGCGCGGTATCGCCTGCTGGCGCGCCTGCGCGAGAGGCACCCTTTGCCCCCCCGGTCCGGCATGGGTCGGTGGGGGTCTCCCCAAACTTTTCCCCATTTTTTCTGCAACTTTGTAAACTCGCCAATCGAAAGGATTTTTATGGCATACGAAATGAGACCCAGCAGCGGATCGTTGTTCAAGAACAATGAGATGCGGCCTGACAAGAAAGACCCGAATTTGAAGGGCAAGATCATGTTGCCTGATGGCAGCACGCACTGGATCAGTGGCTGGACGAAGCAGACCAACGCTGGCGAGAAGTGGATATCGCTGCAGATTGGCAACCCTGTGCAGGGTGCTGGCAAGCCTGCCTCGGTGCCGCCACTGGACGCGCACAACGCTGCCAAGGCCAATGCGTTTGTGGCTGACGACGATTCGGATATTCCGTTCTGATGGCAACCCGTAAGCAGCCGACCCAGATTCCCAGCGTGCAGGGCTGGGGTGGGACGCGCTCGATTGAGCGCCGTCTTGAGCGCTCTGCCACCCTGGCTGGCAACCGGGAGGCTGTGGCTTATGCGTTGCTGTGCATGGCCAACACGAAGATCACGGACATCATGTCCTGGGACGAGGAAGGCAATGTGAGGGTCAAGCCCTCGCACCAGATCCCGGAGCATGCCCTGACGGCGATCAAGAACATCAAGGTCAAGTCTGACCGGGATGGCAACAGCACATTGGAGATTGAGCTGTACGACAAGGTG